TCGAATCCACCCGCGCCCACCAAGATAAAACACCTAGAGACGTAAGTTTCTGGGTGTTTTTCTTTTGCTGCAACCCACAGTCAAACCCACTTTCTGCGGAAAACTATGCAAAAATCAACAAAAAATAGGCTGCCACGCATCACACTCGCATGGCAGCCTTTTCGTTACCCTCTCACCACGGCATTGTAAAGCATCTCCAGGAACTGCACCGCGCTGGGTGCACCGTTCAGCGGATAGCCAGCCAACTGCTGAACGCCCTCGGGGTTCAGCGCCCAGGCTTTCTCTGCGGCACGCCGGACGGCGCTTTGAATGGCGGACCACTTGCAGCGCCGCTGGTCTGAGATGGGGGTATAGATCTCCTTCTGTACGGCTTCCAGCCGGTCCTCCTGCTCACAGATCAGAGCCACGCATTCGCAGAGAACGCGGTAATTCTTTGAGTTTCGAGTGATCCCCAGTGGCCTGAGAATTTGATCCAGCTGGGCAGGGGAGTCCAAAATTTTCACATCGGGCATTGTTTGCACATCCTTTCCATCCAACTTTAACCGGAAAATGTCAGAATGTGCCGGATAATGCGGAATGCGTCGGAATATGCCGAAACGTGCCAAAAGAAAACAGCCCCGAGGAACCATCAGGCTCCCCGGGGCTGTTGCTATGTACTCTTACTTAATCTTCCCCTGCATCTGATCCAGCAGCTCATCTGCATGGATGGCCTCGGGGGTGAAGGAGTTATTCTCCCACCAGGCCCAGATGGCGGCAGCGGTGGTCAGACCAGCCGTCACCCACTGCTCTACGCTAGCGCTGTCGATGGGCAGCACCGGCTTGCCTGCTGCACTCAGCAGCTGATTGACGAGGGCCAGTGCCAGCACAACAGTGCGGGCGATGGTCGCGGCGGGGATGGCGGGGGTGTTGTTCTCAGTGATGTGTGCGTTCATAATGTCAGTTCCTTTCTTCAGTTGTGGATGGGTAAAGCGCAGGCTCTCTTGTACAATTCTGTGCCGGTGCCGTTGCCGCCCATCACATGATAGGTCTTGTAGAGGTAATTCAGGTTGCGCAGGCCGTCGCGGGTGATGTACCCCAGCTCCATAAATCGGTAGCACTCGGTATAGATGCGGTCGTGCAGCAGGGCCAGCACCGCGTCCCACAGGGCCTTGATCTTGGGGATGGCGGCAAGGATCGCGCCGCCGATCAGAGCACAGAGCCACCCGGCCCAATACTCCGTGATAAACCGCCACATGGGTGTCAACCCCCTTTCACGGCCGTCAGGCCGGCCCGCTGGATGATGGAAGCGTAGTCCTTATACGCATGGCTCAGGTCTACCGGGCCGCTCACGCCGTGGATCTTGCCGCTGCTTGTGTACTGCCACATGCCGTGGCGGCGGGCGGGGCGCTTGCCGCGGTAGTCCGCGATCCACAGATCGTAAGCAGCGAGTGCTGCCATGTCGAGGGCGGTATCCGCGAAATTGGTGTAGGTGTACACCATTGCATACAGCCCCCACGCTTCGAGTTGGGCAGCGGCTTCGGCCACCAGGGCCGAAAGCTTTGCGGGGGCCAGGGAGCGTAGGCGGGGGTCCTCCACATCGATGGCAAGGGGCAGCTGGAACGTTTTGCCCCGGAGAGCTGTTTTGAGGGCGGCCAGCTCCTCCTCCGTCTGCCGCTGCGTGACCGCACAGGTGTAGTAATAGCCGCCCACGGGCAGGCCCAGCCGGGCACACTCGGCGTAGTTGCGGGCGAAATAGGGGTCGAGGTAGGGCTTGCCGCCCTTGCTGCCCAGCACCCGCAGCATCACGCCGTCGATTTTGCCGCTTGCCTTGACCTTGTCCCAGTCAATGCTGCCCTGCCATTTGCTCACGTCGAGAATTGTTCTGGGCATTCTGCGCCTCCTTTGCAGTATTCAAAGTGACTCCCGCATAAACTCGCCAACTCGTACCGGCATCATCATTGGGCCAAATCGTGACATGCTTTCCACTGCAGATTGGCCATGCATGGAATTGTCGAATCCCATACATTTCATCGCCGAATGTATGCGTTCCCGGTTTTGTTGTGCAGGGATGATGCGGTAGCTCGTCTATGGTCATGGTATGCACATGGTAATGCTGCGGGTCTTTCTGATATTCAGCTCTCTGTAGGGCAACAGCTTCCTGCACGATCTTGTTAAGCCCTGCCTGGTCATACTCCATTTTGAAAGTTCCGCTCTCGAGCAGCTCGTCCAATGTGCCCTCCAGGGTCGTGTCACCCAGTGTGATGCGCACCTTCAGGTCATCCATTGCTCTGCGCCTCCTTCTCGGCCAGCTCCTGCTGTTTTGCCTCCAGCTGGGCAGTCAGCTCCTTGTACTCGTCATCGGTCAGCTTACCGGCGGCGTAGAACACGTCCAGCTTGGTGCTCAAGCCCTCGATGGAGCCGCGCTCGATCATGCGTTTACAGGTGCGTTTTAACATAGGTTTGTCCTTTCCGGGGCAGTGCCCCATCTTAATAAAATTATTATCGCCCTCTTGGCAGAGGGGCTTACTCTGTGATCCCAAGCTCCAGCAGCGTCAGCCTATACTCCTGATCCACCATCAGGCTGTCGGTGTCGGTCTGGGCGGCGGTCAGGGCTTCCAGCGTCTCCGGCAGCTTGTCCAGTACCTCCTGCCGCTGCTGGGCTTCCCTATGGGCCTTTTCCTGTGCGGCCAGCTCTTCAGCGGTCGGCGGCTGTGGCACTTCTCCGTATTCGTACACCTCGTATTCCGCCCCGCATAACCGGATACCCCAGTAAGCTTCCCCGGGCTGTGCATTTTGGTTGTGTGCGTTCACCACAGCCTCGATCACGCTGTAATCTGCCGGGGTGCCATCGGTCTCGGTCGGTACCGTGTACCCGGGGCGGATCGCTGTTTCTTCCATTTTGAACTCTCCTTTCCGGGTGCTCAGAAAATATAGTTAAGCTCCGCGAAGAACTTGACCGTTGTCACCAGCGTATTCAGCGGCAGCACGATGCAGGGGCACAGACCGTGCGAGTTCTCTCTGTAGCCGCCTGTACTGGAGAAACTTCCATCCGCATAAAACGTATACATATAGTTGCCGTTGTGGGTTCGCTTGGAGCGTGTCCAGTATTCGTCGCCTGCTTTTCGCTTGTCGGTGGCAGCAGTTGTATAGTCGAAGTAGTCCAGCTTTGCACCCTCCTGCGCCATCAGGCCATCTATGCCCTGCCAGGTGTAAATACCCATCTCGACCGCGGAAAGCAGAAAGCACTTTCTCGAAAGGCCGTTTGAGCCGGAGGAAACATTGGCCGAACTGTAATCCGACTGCTTCACGTAGGGCAGATGCACGGTCATCAGGCGGTTTGCCACACTGGACTTGATATTTCCGCCCGGGTAGTTGACGCACCAGTTGTCCAGTGCCCATCCTTCGTAGCCGTAGATGTAATTGTTACTGATGGAAGTGGATGCCGCAATGTCTGTTCTCCAGAGCCATGCACCGTTGGCCGTGCTGTCGTACAACCCGCCGCCCGGTACGCCCTTATGGATCAGCTTATACCAGTAGGTCTTGTTGCCGCTTGGGTTTGAGATGCCAAATTCAGTCCCCAATGCAAAGGAACTGATGGGATTGCCGCCGTCATAGAACTTCTTGGCTACGCCGTCCACGCCGATATAGCCCTTGTGCACCTGCCTTGCGGTACCGCCCACGCCGATGTAGATTTTGGAGACCGATTTGGCACTTCCGCCGATTCCGGTATAAATTGCCATGTTCTCTCCTCCTTATACGTACACCAGCAGGATAGAGCCGGTTGCAAGGCTGCTTCCCGCACCGGGGTCACTGGTTTGGGATGTGATGTTGGTGACCCCGAGCCAGCTTTTCAGCACATCCTTGGAAACATCTTTGATCTTCGTACCGTCATCCGTATAACCGGCAATGTGCGTCAGATTCGACGTATTAAGGCCGTCGCCCGCATAGCCGACTTGGATTGTTCTGGATGAACTATTATAGTCGGTTATGCCGGTTGTTTTTGTGGAGGTCTCTGCATTACCATCCAGCGAACCAATGAATTTGTTGGCCCTGACATTTGCAAAAGCGCCGCTTCCTCGACCGTCATTAAACCGATACTCATCAATGGTGTTGTCTCGGTATCCCCAGTAGACTGTGTTGTTTTCTGGAATGCCAACAAAATTCACTTCATTCTTGTTCTCGAACTCCAATTTCGAGTGGTTATGCGCACTCGGTGGAAACGTCTCCGGCTTATCCGTCACGGAATTCCAGTCGGTCTTGATGCTCTTGAACTTGTCGCCCACGGTCTTTGCGTCTGCCGGTGCATCGGGCACGGACAGGGTCTTATCTGTGCCTGCCCGTGTCCCGGCAAGCGCTGCGGCATCCTCTGCGGCCTTCTGCGCCTTTTCTGCTGCCTGACGGCTGGTGGATGCCTCACCCGCACTGGTGGATGCCTCCCCGGCCTTGGTGGCGGCGGTGGACGCGCTCCCCGCAGCGGCGGTGGCCTGCTGGGTGGCGGTTTCTGCCGCAGCGGTGGCCGTCTTGGTGGAGGCCGCTACGTCGTTCAGGGCCGTGGTGCGGGCCTGTGCGATGTTCTGCAAGGCGGTGGTGTGCTCCGTCTCCGTGTCCTGCAGGGCCCGCTTGGCGGCGGTCTCACTGGTCTTGGCTGCCTTCTCGCTGGCGGCGGACTTGGCCTCGCTGCTCTTGGCTGCCTCCGCGCTGTCCTTGGCGGCGGCGGCACTGCTGGTAGCTTTCTCCTCCAGTGCGCTGATGCGCTCCTTGGCAGCGGCCAGCAACTCGTCGGTGGGGATGCCGGTCACACCGTCCCGCACGATGCCGCAGAGTGCCTCGTCCAGCCGGGTGTCAGTGATCTGGCCCGTAGAGATGCTGGTGGAGCCTGCCGGGCGGGTGATCTCGGCAAGGCAGAGGTCGTAGATCAGCTCGGTGCGGGAGATGGCCGGGGCCGTGGGAGTGCTGGATGCCGTGCCCTGTAGCACCTGCAGGCTGGCGGCTCTGGCACCGGCATCATAGCGCATGACAATGCAGTCGATGCGGGGGAGAGACGGGTCGGCCAGCGGCATGGTCAGGGTGTCGGCCTCCCGCTTGGTGATGGAGTATCCGGTGAAGCGGCTGGGGTGCACCCAGCCACG